CCCGGCCGATCGGTGGACGCATGGCCCGGATCAGCCGCTTATGCCACTCGGACGCATCGAAAATGGTGTCGATGTCGGCCGCTTCGCCCTGCCGCAGTTCGGCCGCGACGGAGCGCAGTTGTTGCCGCAGGAAGTCCGCGAACGCTTCCCGGATGTGCCGCTCAGCCCGCGATACGGCCTTGATGCGGGCCGCTCTCAGCGTCGCTTTCGTCGCGTACATTGGCCGTCCGCCTCCGTCTGATTTCCGTAACTGTCCATCTGCTGCGAATCGCCGCCGTCCGACGCATGATGAGCGCTGGCGACACTCGCGGGTCCGCGTCCGTGCGCCGCCGCTTGTCGATCCTGCGCGCGTTCAACGCCCACCACTTGCACGGCTTGCCACAGTAAACCTGCGAAAACCGTTTCGTGACGAACTCGGCACCGCAGACGCAGCAGAACCGCCTCACCCGGTCACGAGGCTTGCCGGCCCGTCTGCCCGCCCGCGATTCACACGCCCGGTTGTTGCACCGCGCGGAGCAGTATTTCGCGTCGCGTCGCCGGCCGACTATCGGCCGCCGGCAGTGCTGGCAAAGTCTCACCGCCGTAGCTCCGTAGCACAAAAAAGGCGGGCCGCCACGCTGGCGGCCCGCCCCGTCTGAGCGACGACCGATCGTCGCACGGCTTGCTCACTCGTGATTCGTTCATGTCATGGCAAAGCGCCTGCCGTTGTGTTTCCCGTTCGGCGTGGCGAACACGTTCTCCGCGCCCAAGCGGCCCAGCCGGTCGTCAACCATCCGACCCAGGACGTCGGCCACCTGTTCACCTTGTCCGGCGGGAACGCCGCCGAAGTCCACCTCCGGCAGCCCCGCCCACGCCCGCAGCTCGTTGACCGTGACCGCGCCGAACTGGCCCAGCACTTGGTAACGGCGCAACTCCATATCCGCGTCGCGCGGGACAACCGGCTCTATCCAAATGGCCAGTCGCTCGCCGTCCGCCGCGAACATCGGCCCCAGCCACTCCGTCAGGCATTGCGAAATCAACTCAATTTTCGGGTTAACGGTGAAATCCGCGAAGTGGATCTCCGCCGCCAGCGCGCTAGCCCGGTTCGCGCCCTCCAACTCTCCCATGATGATCGGATTCGTTCCGAACCCTTGGGTGATTCTTCCCTTGGTTGCCTTGCCGCTGTTGAGCCAGTCCATCTCTTCCGGCGTGTTGCTCAGTCGCTTGATGTCTTCGATGAGCCCGTCCAGGATGATCGGCTCCCCGTGGTGGTAGACGCTGCCGTAGCGTTCCCGGATGGCGCGAATGATCTGCCGCTGTTGCGGGCCCGTCAACTCAGGGCGTCGGCCCGTCGCGTCGTTCTTGCCGACGATGACGGCATGGCTCGGATGGATGCCGCGGGAAAACATGCTCCGTTGGCTGGCCGTGATCGACTCGTCCGCGTCCACCGCCGCCCCGGCCGCCTGCAACGGGCTCCACGTGCCGTGAGGGTCCGCCGGGTTCGGATACGAGAAGTAACAGGCTTCTGCGGCGTCGATCGGCAGCGGTTCGGCCGCGTGGCTCGGCGGACGGATCAGCCACCGCTCAAATCGCGTGGTGCCCTCCGTCGCCTGTATCCAACTCGTGGGGATCGGGAAGACTTGTCGCCGGCCGTCAAGCTCAGGAAGCCACCACAGCGAACAGCCGGTCAGTTCCAGGCTCGCCACCGTCGAATAGACGAGGCTCCACGCCACCATCAGGTCGTTCGGGTCCGCCAGTAATTGCAAAACCGGGTGATCGTCCAACGCTCCCACGGAAAACCCCCTTGACGCAAGGGGGTTTCCGCCGTGCGCCGCCTGTTTCACCCGCTTCGGGCCCGCACTCGCCCGGCCTACTCGGATCGGCTGCCCTGCGATCTTCTGCGCGATGGGACGGACGCTCGCGTAAACCCAGCCGGTGAAGTGGCGCAGTTGTTCCGCAGCCCGCGAGAACTCCGAACGCTGTGACAGCGCGCCGGACGGCCCGCGGGACAGCATGTCCGCGCCGATGCTCGCGACCGTGGCCTTGGCCCGGTAGTAACTTCGTTCGGTGTCCGCCATTGCGGTGTCAATCGCGCTCGTTCCCACCTGTCAACCCTTCGTGCTCCGCCCTCTCTCTCGCATACGCCGCCGCTTCCGCCTTGATGCGTTCGCGATCGCGCGCGATGACGGCAGCCAGCGCGTCGATTTCCGCCTGCATCACCCGGATGGTCCGGTCCCGCGCGTCGATCTCGGCTTGCAGGTCATCCCGATTTGTCGGCCGTCTCTTCTTGCGTCTCCAGAACATCGCTTAGCCCCGCTTTTTCAGCACGTCAAGCAACGCGGCGAAAAGCTCGTTCTGGCGCTCGATGGCAGCCGCCAGCCGATCCGTGGCCGTGTCCGTCTCCGCCGTGATGAAGTTCAGCCGCGGCTTGCCCGGCAGCTTGTCCGGCAGTTTGCCGTCCACAACCCGCGCCAGCCCGGCCTTGACGGCGCCGGCCAGCCAATACAGCCACGTGGCCGCGTCCGCCGCCGGGAACTCTTCCCGCTCCGGTGGCAGCTTCAGCCCCTTGCTCTCGATGCGCTCCCGGATGGCGCGGTGTTCGGCCAAGTGCAACGGCTCGACGACGAACCCGGTCCCGGTGTCCGTGTCGAACCCGATGCGCTGCCCTGGAATCGGGTTCGGCTGCTCACCGCCCGCGACCTTCGCCATCGGCTCGCTGTCCCGGAAGTAGTCGAACCGCCCGCGCAGCCGCCGCTGGAGCGGCCGAAAGTGCAACGCCTCGTTCTTGGCGCCGTCGATCTCGACGACAACTTGGGACATGTTGAGAACTCCCTACTGCGTGGGTTGGATGGTTGCTTCCGCGCTCAGGCTTGGCCCGTGGTCCACTTCGCGAAAGCGTTCGCGTCGACTACGCGCCCGCCGAACCGCGCCCGCGCCACCAGCAGAACCAAGTTCTTGCGCGCCAGCGTGGCCCCGCCCTGCTCGAAACGGATTTCCATTCCCTGCCGACGATACAGCCGGTACTTGCTCAGGGCGCCGAACGCACAGACCGGATTCGTCAAATCGTTCTGGACGGCGTGGCGCCACCCCAGCGTCGAATAGCTGGAAATCTCCGTCAGCGGTGCCAACGCCGGCCGTTGATCCGTGCTCGGCGTCGCCGTGTCGATCTTGATGGAACGCGACCGCTGATAGGTCGTGTCGTTAGACAGAAACGCGCAACGGTTCGCCGGGTTACGGTACTGCTTGCCGATGGAGAACATCAGCGTGATGTAGTCGTTCAGCGTGGCCGCGCCTCCCGGCGTGTCCGGTGTCACGGTCGTGAGCCCGGACGCCTGAAAGATGCCTTGCGGCTGATTCGTGCCGTTGCCGTTGGCAATCAGCTTATCGAGTTCCGCCGCCAACGCTTGACCGACAAGCGCCGTCAACTGCGCGCCCACGTCCACCGCGGCGTCGGACAAGAAGTCCCGGCCGATCTCGATGGCCACTGCCGCGCCGAAGATACTCGTATTGATCTCCGCCACCAGCGACGCGGTATCGAACAGGCTCACCTCTGTGTTGTCCCCCTGTCCCCACGAAATCGTCGGGTTGCCGATCGAACCGCCCTCGACGCGCCGGCCCCGCGGAACCGGGCGCAAATCCACGAACGGCAGAAGCTCACCCGTCAGCAGCGGGAACGTGACCACCGAATCGTCGAACCACGTCGGCGTGATCTCAATGCCGCCGCTGGTCGCATCGTCCAGCAGCGCCTTGACGTTGGTGAACGAGGGCTGATACTCGCCCCCAATGCTGCCCGCCCAATCGTCCGCCGTCGCCATTTCCTCCAGTAGGTCGCGCTCTTGACGTTGCAGGCTCACGCCCAGCCCGGCCCGGTTCGCCAAGTGCTTGAACAAGACGCCCGCCTTGGCGTAGTCCCGTTGGCTCGGCGTCTCCGTTGCCGCGCCGGTGAACGGGTTGATGATCTCGCCGCCTGTCTTTGCGTGACGGCCGGTGAAACGCTTCTCGCTGTAGTGCTCGGACGCGGCTTTGACCCGAACGCCACCGCCGCCCAACACTTTGTCCGCCTTTTCTTGCGTTGCAGTTGCCATAGCTTTCTTACCTCCAACAAGTTCCTGCGCTGCCACCAAACAAACGTACTCGTCCGGTGACAGCGCCCCGGACGCGAGAACTTCCGCGACCTTTTCCGCCCAGTACGGGTCCGCGATGTCGTGATGGCCCTCGTATTCCGCGTGCCCGTGGTCAACAAGCCAGTCGATGTGCTTCGGCGTGACGACAATTAAGCTCATGTTCCCGTCCCCTCGTCCCCTGCTTGCCGGCCAGCGTCCGGCGCGGCGGGAAGGAGTCCCCAAGGGAACCGCCGCGCCGAACCGCTGGTTCACGGATAACTCACGGATAACAAACCAGCGGCCGGTCGATGGTCGCCGCCGTGGTTGTCTCGATCTCTCGCAAAACGTGCAACCCGATACCCAATGCCGTGGCCGCGTCCCCGTGGCCGTTCGGACCGCGGGGCGAAACCAGACGACACCCGTAGTTGCGCTCTTCCACCCGCAACGCTCGCAAGTCCGCCAGCAGTTGCCCGTGATGGAACAAGTCGATGCTGCCCTCGTTGAACGCCTCCAGCGTCGCAGAGCACATCGACCGCAGGTTGTTCGCCAGAAAATCGACGGGCTCGATGCTCACGCCCCGCTTGCGCAGCCGCTCAACCAAGTAAGCCGCCTGCCACGGATCGGCACCGACCCGCAGACCCTCGAATCTCTCGGACGCCTTCACGATGGCCGCCTCGATGCCCTCGATGTCCACCTTGCGCCCCGCCGCCGGCCGCCAGACTTGCACGTCCACCAACCGCAAGCGCCCGGTCCCCGGATGATCCAGGAAGTCCGGCGACATGTCCGGCGGCTCGCGCAGCCCCGCCTCGATGAGAACCCGGTCATGGTCGCTCAATTCGGGCGCCGCCGCCTCTTTGATCTCAGTCCATCCCACGTGCTTGCCCAAGATGACCAGCGCCGAAGCGTCCCGCGATAGTCCCAGGTCCAGCCCCGCCGCGTAGGCCCAGCCGTCTTGTCGCTCCACCGCAGGCCCCGCCAGCGTGACCGCCCGTGCGATGTCTTCCGGCGCCAGCGCGTCCCCGCTGCCAGTCGTCCACTCGTTGCCCCACAGCCGCCGGTAGGCGATGGCAGGCAAAAGCCGCCGTTGCTCCGCCAGTCGCTCCGCCGTGATCCAACTCGCCACGGGCCCGGCCAGCCGCGAGAAGTGCCAGCCCGGATCTTGACGCACCGCCTCACGAACTTCCCACGCCCACGAGTCGCCGAAACCCGCGTTCGTGATGACGACAACCAAGCAGTTCGCGCGCTTGGCCGCCGCCGAAATCAACGAGTCCCACAACGCCCGGTCGCGCCAGTGCGTCACCTCGTCACACACGATGAAGTCCGGCGTCAACCCGTAGCTCGTCGGCGCGTCGCTCGTCAGAATCGCAAGCTCGCTCCCGGTGTGCCGATTGACCACCCGCTCGCGCTGCACGTCGATGATCTCGCGCAGCCACGGGTTTAATCGCCGCAGGCTTTCGATGGCATCCCGCAGCAACCCGGCTTGGTCCGCGTCGCCCGCCGCCGCCACGCCTTTGAGCGTTCGCCGCGACGCGAACAGCGCCCAAGTGACCATGACTGCGATGTCGGCCGTCTTGCTGTGGCCGCGCGGCCGCTCCAGCCAAGCCCGCGAATACCCGCCCGCCGCCGCCTGCCCGGCCGCCCGCCGCCAGCCCGCGTCCAGCGCACTGAAGTCCGCCGCCTGCCAGTCGTCCAGCATGTCCCCCAGCCGGCGCGGCGTCCCGTCCGCGTCCATCAAGAGCGACGCTCGGAAATAGGACGGCTCGGATTGTGCTCTGCGAAGATCCATTATCCCACCGTCGAACTGGACACCGAAGACAGCATCGAACTCGACTCGGAAGATTGCGAACTCACCGACGATGACAGGCTGCTCGCCGTCGATGCACTGCTCGCCGTGCTCAGGCTGCTCGCGCTCGATGCCGACGAACCGCCCGACGAGGTGCTCTTGCCCACGGACGAACTGGACGAACTCTCGGAACTCGCCGACGATACGCTGCTCGCGCTCAGCGATGAAACCGACGATACGGAACTCACCGACGATGCGCTGCTCGCCGTACTCGCCGACGAACCGCGCGACGATGGCGAACTGACAGACGAACTCCCGGACGACTCATCGTCGACACTCAGAATCCGCGCCAGACCGCCCCCAGATAATGGCAGGTCGTCCGACGAAAACCGAAAGGAGAATGGGGCCAACTCTTCGCCGCCCCGAACGTCCGTCAAGCGAAACTCGAACTGGCGCGAATCCGGTAAGCTCACGTCCAGCGCGTCCGTCGTCCCGGCCAGCGTCCGCGACGCGAACACATCAGGCGGGAACACGTCCACCGCCATGATGCGAACTCGCCGCTCGTCAAGATCGGATGACCCCGGCCCAAGATAGATCTCAAAGTCGCGCATCGGTCACCTCGTATTCGCGGGACGCCAAAAAAAAAGCCGACGCAGCGTCCCACCGATTGACGGTGGCTCAGACGGTGCGTCGGCTCCGCGAGGTTAGTCAGCTTCTGCCAACGTGCCCCCTAATTAAACCGCCGCCGCCGTCTCGGCGTCAAGTCCGTTCCGGGAATCTCCGGCGGGAAATAATCCCCTTGAAGCAAGGGGGTTTTCCGTGGCGTCCGTCGCCACTTGAACGCCGGACAGCAGGGCATGGCCGTCCTGCGGCGGAACGAACTCGCCGAGTCCTTCAAGCAGCAGGCCAAGGAGCGGCAGAGGGAGCACGGAAAGACTGCGCCGGGACGGAAGAAAACACTTGTACAACCAGTTGTACAAGTGAAGGACGATCTCAGCAGTCGAACTGTCACGAAACTCGGCCGGGTAGCCGGTGTGAGTCGGGAGACAATCCGCCAAGCCGCCGCGGTCAAGGCGTCCGACCCGGCCTTGGCCGAGAAGGTGCAAGACTGCGCCGGGACGCAAGAAAACACTTCCCCAACC